CTCCATTTTCGTACATTGCCTTAATTATATCCATTGCATCATCTTCATCATATGCCCAGACCGTAACTTCTTGCATTTCGCCAGCATACATAGCCCGCACAGCATAAGCGTGCATCGGTTCTGTTTCTGCCGCAGGGTGTAGTAATATTTCAGCCATTTTGTTTCTCCATTTCCTTCTTTAGTGCCTCAAATAACTCTTTTTGATGCCAAGCGTTGTCAATAATATCCTGCAATTTCACATCGCTGCCATTGTTGGCAAAGTGCTGGTTAACAATACGACGCAGCTTTCCTATTTTGCGAGCGTTCATAATACAATCCCCGGCAATAAAGCAAACCATCCGCTAATAATCGCCAGCGCCAGTAAAACGCAGCCAATGACAAGCATAAGCTCTGCAAGTGTTTCGTGTTTCATGACTTCACCCCGCCGCAATATTCTTTCAGCTCAGGAGTCCACCCGCTTGCCTCGCACAGACCAGACATACGCAACTCACTTAACTGTTCACGCTTCGCATTATCGTAGCCCATGTAGAAAGACACACCACACGCCACTAGCGCCAGAAAGCCCCAGAACAACACGTCAACCAGTGTTAGCTTTGGCTGTAAGCTTAATCCCTTAATCATTCTCTGCCTCACTTTCTTCCGCTGCTTCTGCATGGTTATACGCAATTAAATAATGCGCCTCACGCGGGCTGATGTCGTAGATTTCACCCTTGCGCGCTGTAATCAACCGCAAACCACCAGCGGCGATTGTTTTGTCCTCTTTCATGCGAATTTTCATGTTGCCTCCTTTGGCTCCGCTAATTCTAATTCATCCCGGCTGTGTAATATCTCCTGCCGAATATTAGCCAAATCCATCTCATCGTTTAACAGTTTCAGCAAAACCTTAGTAATATCTGGCTCATCAGCCCAGCTCTGCCAAGTTGACAGCATAATTTCGTTAACCGGGTGAAATGGCCAAGTGTGTTTGTTGTTAGGGTCATGTTTCATGTTCTCTCCTTTGTTAAGTGCATAATAACAAGCGTTGCAAACAATGCAAGGAAAAACGTTGCACTTATGAAAAAAAGCATTTATATTGCCCTTATGGATAAGACAGATACACTACGAAAAATCAGCCGCAACATGCGTGAACATAGCATTAGCTACTATGCGTTGGAAAGATACGCAGGCGTACCACGCAGCACCATCATGCGAGCTGTAACACAAAGGCACGAAACACGCGACAAAACAGCGTTGGAGCTATGGACTGCATTGGTAAAGCTGGCCGATGACAAGGGCTTGGAATTGGTGTAATGGAGCCGCGCATAAATATTGATGCGCCTATCCCTGAGTTGCCAGCCCAGCCTTATCTAAGGCGTAGCGACTTTTTGCATGAAATCACTGTAAGAGAAATAGACATTATTTGCCGCTTTGTGGCAGACGTAGCGCGTGAGTGTGAGATTTCTACTCAGACCATGCCCTACCCTCATCGGTCAAGGCATAAACAATAGCGCCGCAGCATTCGCAGCGCGGACGTGCTAAATATCCATATTTCACCAACGCAGCCAAAGCACACCCTAAAGCGCCACTACTTACATAATCGCAATCTGCCACAATCTTAGCCCTTGCGGGTGGTTTATCCAGCCCTTGCAGGTATTTCAGAACCTTTGCCGGGGCTGTTTCAGGTGCTATTTGTGCTCCGTATGTCATTGGTTTTGTTCCTCTTAAAAATAATCCCACTGTACTGCGGCAAGCCATAGAAATATAGCATGCCCCACGCTTAGCATAGCGTCCTGCATATCGCCATCAGCTTCCGCCTTAATGGCAAAAAGGAAGGATGTGAAAGCCAGCGCCGCCAATACACGCTTCATTATTCACCCCACACACTAATGTTATCCATTGCCGCCTGCATGGCACCTGTGTCGCCAATGCCCCATTGCGGAAACCCGCTGGCCATTTCTGGGCTAAACCCGGCCTGAACCAAAGACCAGTAGCCAGATTCATTCTGTATATCTATGCCCAGCGTTTGCTCCGCATGAATCAGCAAGTCTGTAAACTGCTGGCGACTCATATTCGCTTCAAAATGCCGCACGTCTGAAAACGCATCGGTTTCAATCTCTGCCGAATTGGCAAAGCTCACAAACTGATTGTAACTGTCTTTCACGATGTCGATATTAACCACAATATCCTCATAATTTGTGTGAGGGTCGCTGAAAATATCAATCGGCCTGCCGGGGTATAGATTGTCGAACATTCTAAATTGCACCCATAGCTTTTGGCCGCTGCTGACATCCCCAAACCGGGTAAGCATTAAGCCTTGCTGTAGGTTGTCTCCCCAACTCACGGGCACGGAAAGGTCGCCCTCAATCGTGAAAGTGTAATCCTGCCCCCTATTTGTCCACAGCCACGGCATTTCATCCCCGGACTCCCATGTGTATTGCAACTGTATTGCCTGAGAGTGAGCATCCGGCCTGCCGTTGTTTGGGTCGTATAACGGGCTGTCTGTGGTCAGCGCAAAGACATTCTGTCCCTGCCACCATCCTGTCATGCTGAAATCAGTATTCCAGCCAACAGCCTTATAGCCATACATCTGCTCTACGCTGTTTGGATTGTAGATGGTTTCGTAATCAAACTGGCCGTCATCGGTGAAAAAGTATTCTATTGTCATTTTATGCTCCTGTTTTACAAATCACCTTCTGCAAGCTTTGTGGTTAAAAACTCGCCCTGCTCCATTTCTGGCTTTTCCGGCGGTGCTATGAATAAATCCGGCTGGCGATAAGCATCCTCTACACGTTTGCAAGCTATCTCGAAGTAATCAGGGTCTAACTCTATGCCTATTCCCTTTCTGCCCATTTTCGCGCAAGCCACTAGCGTTGTGCCGCTGCCCATGAAGGGGTCTAAGATGGTGTCGCAGTTGTCGGGAAGGTGGTTTATGCACCATTGCATGAGTTTAAGCGGTTTTTGAGTAGGGTGAAACCTCTCCACTCTGTCAGCGAATAACTGGTTATTAGCAAGGGTAAATTTTCGTGGGGTTGCGCCTTTAAGGTTTGTCCAAGCAAGTTCTCCATCACCGAAAGTGGGCATTGTTTGGCATTTATCCCACCATAGCCATTTACCCATTGCAGGAAGTAAATCAGCCAAGTAATTCCCCCCCCATATTATTTGAGGGCATTTTATGGATGCGAATAACTGTATAGCCTCAGATGGTCGTTCACTATCCCATCCACCTTTATAACTTCTATGCTGTATTTTTTTTGAACCATTAAAACTAGATGCACCAGTATGACCTTTATCAGCCCCTATCCCATAAGGCGGGTCAGTTAGGATTGCCCAACCCTCCCGCGCATCAACCTTACCCAGCGTAGGCATAACGCTCAAGCAATCGCCCAGATACAGCTCGCAGTCGCCTATAGTTTCTTTGCGCTTATATGTCATGCCTTACCCCCTTAATTCTGCCCTTGCAACGTACCACATCAGAAACATATTGCAACGTGTTTTTACAGTAGCGCCGCTATTTCTTTCTTACAGTCTTCTAAGCCATAGCCAACAGCATATAGCTCATTAGCGCATCTATCTTTTTCTGCCCATTTTTTTTGTGACGCGCTAAGCCTTCCGGCTTTTGTTTTCACCTCAAAATAAAGAAAGTATCGTGTGTCACCATGTGGCCATCTAATAATAATATCAGGCAAGCCAGCCTCAATTTCATCTGAGCGCTTATAACTATCTTCATTGCGCGTGGCAAAAACCATCACATGCGGATAGGTTTCTTTTATCCAACGAATTAATTCTTTCTGGATGGCATCTTCGACCTTCCTGCGGGTGGGTCGCCTAGAACAAGATTTCATCGCCATCCAGCACCTCGCTGCTATCCATTACGGACTCGCTTTTTGGTTCATCAAAATAAACAAACTTCACCCGTGGCCATTCTTCGCTATGGTCAACAATGATGCTAGTCGGCTTCTTTGAATTTTCGGCCTTGTCAAGCAACTCAATCATGGGAAACCCACGCAAATCACCGAACAGCTCTATGCCCCGCTGACTAAAGAAACTGCGCGCCTTACTTTGCACAAAATCGCTTTCATGGTGTGGCAACAGAAATTCTGCAATAGTGCCATATTTGCCATAGTCGCAATGATACTCTACGACAATCATTTCATTGCCGCTTTTTGACTTCTTCTGCTTATAGGTAACGTCAAAAACCTCATAGCGCTGAATAATCTTTTCTTCTGAATGGTAGGCAACACTAGTATTATCTGCCTCATAAGCATGGCGCACCTTCGCCAGCTCTGATTCTGGGAACTGAAAGCCGCAATCCGGGCATTCTCTAGCTAGTGCTTGCTCCATCCATGTTTCGCACTGCGGGCATATCTTGCCTTGCTGCGGTAACTGCTCTTTGCGTTTCTTCTTATCGCGTATCGGGCTACCAAGCGCGCCATGCTCATAAAGATTGTTTCCCATATCAAGCAATAAGAAATTATCTTTCTGCGGATATGGTCGCGTACCACGATAAACCGCTTGCTCAAACTTGCGCTTGCTCTTTGTGGCCATGAATAACGCAATCATATCTACACATGGCAAATCCACACCAACGGTCAAAAGCTGGCAGTTAACAAGGAACTTAAAACAGCCGCGCTGGAAGTCTTCTAAAATATCAGAAAGCTCGTCCTTTGGTGTGTCGCCACTCACAACCCTTACGCCTTCATTCGCATATTCAAGCGCATTGGTAACGGCGTCGCAGTGCTTTAATGACTGGCAGAATACTAGAACATGATGGCGGTCATGTGCATATTTTAGCAGCAAATCCATACTGACTTTTAGCAAATCAGGGTCATCATAAATTTCATCAAGGTGCGGTGCGCTGTAATCGCCAAGGCTGGTAACCGGGACGCTGGAAAGGTCAACCTCGCTGGCCTTGTTTACTGGTGGCACTATATGGCCTTTTTTTATCAGTGCATCTAACGGAATGCGTATAATCTCTTCACCCCATGAAATAGCGCCGCTACTCAGTCTAAATGGTGTGGCAGTAAAGCCGATAATGCGCGGGTTGCCATTGTTGCGGAAGAACTGCCAGTATTGTGTTTCGCCTTCGCTATCAGGGTTAATTTCATCACATTCATCAACCAGCGCTATTAATTCCCTATCCTCTATTTTTGGCAGCGTAACGCCATAAATGGATTGCGCGCTGGCAATTGTTATCAGTTTATCATCTTCCTTAAAGCCCAGCCCTGCGCAGTAAATGCCTGCCCTTTCTTGATAAGAAGGCGATAGCTTCGCCTTGTTTTGTGTTAGCAGTTTTTCATTGCGAGCCAAAACCACAACCTGAAAGCCAATATCAACCAACAATTCTGCCAGCTTGGCAATCATGATGCTCTTGCCGCTGCCACCCGGCGCAGTGATGTAGCCATGCCCTGAGCGATATTTCACAAAGGACATGGCAGCATCTACAGCCGCTTTTTGATAATCTCTAAGCGTAAACTGCATTATTCACCCCTACATAGGCGGTTCATCATTGGTTTCTGCCTGATAATTTTCTGGCAAAAACCGCTTAACTTCAGTATAATCAGGGTTATTTTTCTGCTTAACCACCTCAATAGTCAAAACACGGCCTTTCAGTGGCGCGCTGCTACTCACGGCGCTGCCTGTCGCATCGGCAATGCGCTTGATGCGCTGACGAGCAATGTTAGCAGTCATTTCGTTTGGGTGCGTAGTCAAAAACCACACCTTTCCCTTCTGCCCTTTATTGATACCTTCAACGGCCTCAAACTCTGCGACAACGCCGAGCTGCTTACCCTCTTTTGCATAAGGCTCTTCGCTAACAATCATGGCCTTATAGGTGCCAATCGGCAAGCCGACTTTATCTAATTGAATGTCATCGGTTGTTTCAAATCCATACATGCTCATTTTGTAATCTCCTCTTTAAGCTTGTTATAATCTAGTGGCAGTTCTTTTGGTAGTTTCATGCGGCCACCTCCGACAAAAGAAACATCATCCCCAGCCAGCAATACACGCTGCGGCTGGCTGATGGTTTTCCCCTTATCAGCAACATGAAACTTAAATGCGGCAAATAAAATAAGGTCTGCCCATTCATTTGTTTTTGCGCCCAGCCATTTAGAAAGCTTTAGCTGATGGCGCGAATAAGGTTCTTGATTAGGCAGGTCGATTGTCTTTACCTCGCTATGTGCAATAACAATGGCCGGAATACCTTTCTTTTCATAAATAGCATCAAGCCAGCCGATTACCTTGGCCGCCATTTCTGATGCCTCCATAACCCCTTTGTAATAGGCAAAAGCTGTGACATTAGGGTCAACGATTGATTTGGCGTTATGCTCCTTAATAAGCTTTTTTTGCGCCAATGTTTCCAGCCAGTCCAGCGAGTCAATCGCAATGCGTCCAGCCGTAAAATCATCGTTTTCATAAATATGGCGAAGCCATCCAATAACTTCATCATAGCTGTTTAGCTTCGGAGTTGAGCGCACTTTATTGCCCAGATAGTCAAGGCCACCTTCGATATTGATAAAGAATACATCATGAATTTGTGCGCAAAAGGTTGTTTTACCAATTTTAGGCTCAGCATATATCGCCATTTTCGCAGGCATTTCTTTTGATTGCCCTGCCTTGGTTTCTACAAAGTCCATCATATTACCTCTCTTAAATATTTTGCTATTTCTTCAAACGCACTCATTCTGGTATATAGCGATTTACTAACTTCATCCATTTTTTCATAGTGCCACTCGCCATCTATATAGTATTTATCAATTATCATGCGAAGCCTGTCAGCTTCGCAATTTAAGTAACGCATAATTAATTCCATCATATTACCTTCTCACCTTTCACTTGTAAGTTATAACGTTTCTCCACCCCGTACCAGTTAGCCTGTGGACGCGCTGCTTTAATTAGCTGCTTATTGGCCTCTTTTTTGATGCGGATATATTCATCAGGCAGCGCATCAATATCTGGCACAATAACCGCCTCGCTTACACGCAGCGAGAAATGCTCAGAATCCACAACGCCGTTGCCTAGCATATAATCCTTGGCGGCTTGTTCTAGTTCTTCTAATTCAAATTTGATTTTATCGGCTTCAGATTTTGCTTTTTCAGCAATCTTTTTTGCTTCATTATAAGCCGCCTGTTTGGAGATTAATTGCTCCCAAATAAGCTGTTCTTCTTTGTCGTTAGTCATAGTCTGTCGTCTTTCTTCTATGGTTTGTCGTTTTTAGGTTTTGTCTGTTTGACATTGCCTTTCTAGTGTGGTTGTGTGTTGTAGTCAACCCACAAAATAAGAAAAGGCAGAAAAAATATGGAAGCAAAGACAATAAAGGCGAAGCAGCGCATTCATTTGTTTATTGAAAGCCAGACATTAAAGAAGGTCAGGGAAATTGCAGCCAAGGAACACCGCACCATTTCGGGGCAAATTACCTTGCTTATTGAGCAAGCCTTAAAAAATAAAAACAATTAGGAGGCGCTATGTTTGATAAGTTCAGGGAGGCGGGTCTTTGCGTGGTTCCACTGCGCAAGGGGATTCCATTGATTGAGTGGAGCCGATACTTTAATGAGCTGCCCGGCGATGAGGTCTATCAATGGTCAGGTAATGAATATGCCTTGGTTTGCGGCGAGGTTAGCGGCGTTATCGGCCTTGATATTGATATAGATGGTGATGAAGGCGAGCGCATCTATCATCTTGCAGGCGAAACTCCAGTAAGGAAGCAGGGCAGTAAGGGCTTTACAGCCTTTTACAAATATAACGGCGAGGCCAGCACAAATTGGAAACGCAAAGATGATAAAAGCCCGATTGTAGAACTGCTATCGCATAAGCGATTGACCACCATCCCGCCTAGCCCGCATCGCAAAACGGGCGAGCCTTATATCTGGATGGATGGCGTTGGCTTGCTTGATGGTGTGGATTTACCAATCCTCAGCCCTGATTTTAATAAGCTGATGGACGCGCTTTACCCGCGCCCTGTGCGCAAGGTTTCGCCAGTCACTTATAACCTGTCTGAATTTGAAAAGATTGAGCTGGCTGATGCTGAGGACATGCTTGATTTCATTAGCTCGGATTGCTCGCGTGATGATTGGATAAGCGTTGGCATGGCTTTGCGTGATGAGTTTGGCGATGCCGCTTGCGATTTGTGGCATCGCTGGAGCCGCAAGGCAGGCAGCCGCTATGTGCATAATGAAGCGCAGGCTGTATGGCGTAGCTTTACGAATAACGGCGTGACCATTGGCACTATCATCCACATGGCCAAGCAAAATGGCTGGGTTCACATGGCTAAAAGCGAAAGCGGCGGCTTTATGGTGGATTTGTCCTATATAAAGGCGCTGGATGAACGCAATAAGCGGGAAGCGCAGCAAGAAAACGAGCCACTCTCAGTGCATGGCTTAGTGGGTGAAATTGCCGACTGGATTACTGCCAGCGCCATTAGACCACAGCCTATTCTTTCCCTTGCCGCTGCGCTAACTTTTGTTGGTATGCTGAAAGGTCATGTAGTCGAAGGCAAAACAGGCCTTAGAACCAATCTGCTTGCGATGTCACTTGCCCCTACAGGTGGCGGTAAAGAACATCCGCAAGCCTGCCTGAGAAAGCTTATTCGCGAATGTGAAATGGATGAACAGCTTATGGGTGAGCCTACATCAGGCACCGGGTTTCTACGTGCGCTTAATGATAGGGGCAGGGTGGCAATATGGGTGATGGATGAAATGGGTAGGTTTCTGTCTAATACCAGCCACCGTAATGCAGGGACGCATCAGCGGGAGATTATTGACTATATTATCAAGACATTCTCTTGCGCCAGTAGCGTTTTAAAGGGCAGGGAATATGCCGATAGCAAAAAGAATCCTACGATTGATATTGTAGAGCCGCATTTTTGCTGCCTCGGCTCCACTGTTTTAGAGCGCTTTCGTGAGGCATGTTCCAGCAGTGAGGTTATTGATGGCTTTCTAAACCGTTGGCTGGTTATGGCCACACATGACAGAGGGTTGCGGCAGCCATACGATAAAAGCAAGAAAGAGCCGCCTGCATGGCTTATCTCAAAAATACGCGAGATTGCGTCACAGCGTAAATACGAGCCGTATAGCGGCTTGGCCGTTCCCGTTGTGGTGAAGTTTACGCCGGAAGCGTGGGATATATTTGATAAGTACCGTAACGACATGGATAAGATGGTTAGCGAGGCGCAATATCCGTTAAGTGCACTTTATGCGCGTTGTGCTGAGCATGTGGAAAAGGTAGCCCTTACCATATGCGAGGATGACACCATCGGTATTCAGGATGTGAATGCTGCTATTAAGGTGGTTTCGTATTCCAACAACTGCATTATGGACTTTGCCGGGCTGCTATCAGACAATGAAGCGCAGGCCGAATATGTTCGGGTTAGAGAGATTATTAAAACGGCTGGCACGATTTCCAAAAGCGATTTAACCCGCAAGACGCAATTCTTGAAACGTATGCGACGGGTAGAAGTGCTTAATGACTTGATTGAAGCCGATGAAATAAGAATTGAAGAAAAACAAGGGGTTACTTATTTTTCAATTTAGCACTTTGAAATCATACGCTTTATAAAACAATAGCTTGGGCTATAATTCAATATTTCAGGGGGTTCCGTTTGCGCAGAATCCCTTTTTTGCTGTTAAGGTTTTGTTAACTTTTGAAATTCAAGCACTTCAACGGCCATTTCAACGGCGTAAGTTATTGCTATTTATAAATAAAAGCCCATTTCATTGAAATATGGGGGGTCTAGTATAGAACGGGGGAGAAATCTCACGCGCGCGTTATATATTATTATTATTATATTATATTGAAATATTGAATTTGTAAGTAAAGTATTGTTTTATAACAGTTTCTATTTCAAAATAGACCGTTGAATTCTGACCCATTTCAATTGAAGTCTGTTTTCTTGCTTTTTGGAGGGCTTTTCTGTTGCAAATAAGAAACAACCGGGTAAGGTAGAGAAATGCAAAAGCTTACAGAAGAATCCTACAACCTGCCAATCTGGGAAGGTATGACGTTTACCGAGCGCCTAAAGGCGATTTACGGCAAGCGTATCCGCTACACCCAGAAAACGGGCTTCATTCTGGATGGAAGGCCAATAAGCGCAACGGCGTTAGCGCAGATGGTGTTTCAATAGGTTTTTTGTGCATGATGACCTCTCCCAACTAGACCGTCGGTTGTTTGTTCCCGGCGGTCTTTTTTTTATTCTTAGCGTGGTTTTTTTATATTCGTTGCAATTAATGCTTGACCTTATGCGGCATCCGTTGCATAAAAGGGTTCTAACAAAGGAGAAACGTTATGTATAAAATCGAAAAAGGAATTGAAGTCGCGCCAGAGGGGCGTGGCAGGAAAGAAGGCTCATTGTCTGGCTTTCTGCGAGGGCTAAAGGTTGGTGATAGTTTTCTTGCGCCAGAGGAAAAACGGGGCAACATTCTAACCACTGGCCGCAAGCACGGTGTTAAACTGGTAAGCCGCCTGCAAGAGGATGGTGAGAATGTACGCATTTGGAGAGTGAGGAAGTAATGAACAAAACCCAAGCACAAAAACAGTATGACAAACTGGCCGCAGAGATACTGGCGGGCAAGGATTTGGAAAAGGTGGGTGAGTGATGTTTAAGCATGATTGCAAAATACATGGCCATAGGTTTGAGCCGAGATACAGTGAGGAGCCATCTGGCTATACATTCAGTGGAATGCGTGGTGTGAGTGCCTCTGCTTTGAGAGACTTATTGGTTGTTAAGAGATATATCCACGACGTATGCGTCAAATGCGGACAAATTGCGGAAAAGGTAGGCGAATGATGAATCCTAGATTTTACCATATCAGCACGTGGCAATATAAGCCAAAAGACCCGAAAAGAGTGCAAATAGATTTTTCCGATGACTGGCATATTATGGCCGAGTTCACGCAAGACGATGGACTAGAGGCTGTCGCTCACAAGCTATATTGCGTGGCAGACACTATTCTGAATAGGGCTAAATACGGGAGCAAAACCAATGAACACGATTGAAGAACTAGAGGCGCGGCTATGGGAATTTAAGACGAACAACCCGAAGCAACCGATAGATGCGTTAAATCTAATGGAAGACCTCCTAACCGCCCTCAAAGCCAGCCATGCCGCCCAGCGAGATATCTTCAAGCAATGGGCTGACAAGTATGCAGCGAAATGCAGAGAGAATGCGGAGCTGGAAACTACTCTCGTAATTGCCCAGAACGCCATACAAATAGCGCATTATCCGAAAGGCATAACCACAGGCGAGAGCGCATTAAAAAGAATCGAAAAAACCCTAAACCACAATAAAGCGAGTGAGTGATGGAAAAGTATTATAGAGCATTATGTAGCTCTTGTGGCTCTCTTAATAAGGCGAGTGATGACAGGAGGTTTCTAAGTCCGTTTTTCTTGCCGAGGCGTTGTGTGGGATGCGATAAGCATATGACCAGTAACGCCGATTGGGTTATTGAATACGGCTACATGAAGCGTATGGTAGAGTTTAACTTGTTTAAGCCATGCACTTGGTTTTCAGGTTATATATGGACGGTAATAAAATGACAGCCATGATACTGATACTACTGGCAATCGCAGCAGTTAACTTTACAGAGTGGAGGGGATAATGCCCCTGCCTATAATCATTCTAATCATGTCAAGCGTATGGTTACAGGCCTGCACCCGTCACGCCACACCGGGCGACTGGTGGCGCGGAAACGGTGAGCTGTACGACATAGGGCAAGTGAGAAAGCCGGAAATACCGAAGGAGGGAAAGTGACCTGCGGGCATTACAACAGCAAGATAATCGAAAGCCGCCGAAAGGAAGAAACCAACGGCTTCTGTGTGGTGCGTAAGCGTGTTTGCGTTGCCTGCAAGGAAAGATTCTCAACCCGTGAGACAATACAATACACCTCACACCAGCTAAAGAGCTGAAAGACCTGCGCAAGAAGATACGGAAGATTGAAACGGCGCTGAAAGAATGACCAGTTGACAGAAAGCGGCGTTGCGGCCATAATCACGGCATGGCTTGTAAAAAGAAATCAAACGGCGGTAAAAAGAAATGACTGAAGAAACCATCTTAGGCGAAGAAATCCCTACTGTTGAAGCCCCTCTTGTTGAGGAAGAAAAACCAAAGAAGCGCGGGCGCAAGAAAAAAGAAGCCCCGTCAGCAAAAGAAGAAACCTCTACAGAAGTAGTGAAAGAAGTGGCTGAACCTGTTCATGACGTGGTTAGCCCGGAGACTATTGCGCGCCAGCTAGGTGCCGTGGTTATTTTTAAGCAGGACGAGTATTTCACACTATCCAAGCCCGCTATGAACAGCGAAGGCAAAAACACAGGAACGTTAATCCACGGCATCAACACTAAAGGCCTGACCGAGCAGGCTATTATTGATGCGTTTGTGAATTTGGGCTACTAATGGCTGGTGGGCGTCCTTTAAAGTTTGAATCGCCTGAAGAGCTGCAGGCAAAGATAGATGAATACTTTGCTCATGCTGATGATAGCAAGCGCCCTTACACACTGGCAAGCCTTGCCTACCACCTAGACTGCGACACAGAAACTCTTCGCAACTATGCAGGAAAAGAAGAGTTTTTTGGTACGATTAAAAGAGCCAAGGTAAGAATAGAGGCATCTAAGGCGGAAAAACTGGAGTCTAAAGACTATTCGACTGCTGGCCTAATATTTGACATGGCAAATAATCATGGATATGCAAATAAGCAGACATTAGGCGGCGATTCATCGAACCCGCTAGCATTTAAGAATGTTGAGCCATCAATAGACGAAGTTATAGCTAAGCTCAAAGAGCTTGGGTTGCCGACTGACGTTTACGAGAAATAATGGATGCGATACAGGCGCTCGATATACTAGCAGCACATGAGGCTAGAGAATCATTTTATGCGTTTAGGCAGCACATCAGCACGAAAGTAAATAAAGGCCGCACGCTTAAAACAGGCTGGTTTGTGCGTGATTTATGTTGGCACTTACAGCAATTCTATGACGACCTTGTAGCTGGCAAGAAACCAGAACTTATTATAGAGGCTCCGCCGCAGCATGGAAAAAGCGTGGCGGTTATTGAGTTTATCGCTTGGCTATCAGGAAAGCACCCTGAGCTTCAGACTATTTATGCAAGCTTCTCTGATAGGCTGGGTGCAAGGGCTAATTTGCGATTGCGCCGTATATTCAGAAGTGAAAAGTTTAAGCAAGTATTCCCTGATTTTGTTATAGGCGCAAAAGGCAGCACTATGAACATGAACTTGCTAGAGTACAGCGGCAATGATGGACTATTCAGAAACACCACTGTCATGGGTTCAATCACGGGTGAAACGCTAAACCTTGGCGTAATTGATGACCCTATGAAGGGTAGGGAGCAAGCAAACTCTGAAACAATACGTGAAAAGACTTGGGATTGGTTTACGGATGACTTTTTTACCCGCTTTGATGAAAATGCAGGGCTTCTTGCTATTCTGACCCGCTGGCATGTAGATGACCCTATAGGAAGGCTATTAAAAGCTGAGCCTAACATAAAGGTTCTAAAATATAGAGCTATTGCCACAGAGGATGAAAAGCACCGCAAAGCAGGCGAGGCTCTTTTTCCAGAGCATAAATCATTAGAGTTTATTGAGAAGCGCAGAAAAATACTCGGCTCCCTTAACTTTGAATCGCTTTACCAGCAAAACCCTATGATGCCAGACGGTGACGTGTATAAATATAGCTGGTTCCTGCGCCATAGCAATATACCTGAACCGGTAACAAAGTGCATTCATTCTTGGGATACCGCAAGCAAAGACAAGGAGCGAAACGACCCTAGCGCATGCACTGTTTGGATGATTGATGATGCGAACAACAGGGCAATGCTTAAATTTGTCTTTAATAAGCGTATGCTATACCCAGAACTTAAAAAGAAGGTTGCAGAAATTGCGTCAATGTACCCGCCTGATGCTATATTGATTGAGGATAAGGATAGTGGGCAACAGCTTATACAGGACACAAAACAATATACCAATTTGCCGGTTATAGCGATAACTCCTAAGGGTAGTAAAATAACAAGAGCTGAGACATCTAGCTTTTTAGTGGAAGCGGGCCGCGTATCATTGCCCAATCAAGCACCTTGGTTGGCTGAATATGAAACACAAATACTGGGCTTCCCAAACACGGAAAAATACGATATGGTAGACAGCACAAGTCAATTTCTTAACTGGTGGCGGTCTAAGGATAAAAATGACGCATACAGGCAACAACTGTTAAAGGCGCTCGGCCAATGATTTCTGATGATGAGATTTTAGATAAATTCAACCGGCGTATGACCGACTACTTTTCCACGACTGTCGCGCAGCGCCAAGAATCGCAGATAATGTACCAGATTAGGGATGGCCATGTCGTCACCCCTCCACGCTCGCCTTATGATAGAGGGCAGCGGATGGCTATTGAGGATGATGCAGAGAATTATCGGGTGCCTGTGGTTATCAACCGTGTGGCGCGATACCTTGACGCGATTGTGGGTAATGCCATTCAACATGGTAAGATTGTGGAAATGCTAGCCAATGACCTTGAGTTTGACTCGCAGATAGACATTGGCAACGATATTAAGGATTATGTGGAATTTGAGGGTGGATATGAATTTAGCCGCCCTGTGGCGTTTCTGGACTCCCTAACTCGTGGCTTTGGCGCTGTGGTTACGCAGCTTGATACGACGGTGGCCGGGATGCCTGCCGGAAAGCCATCAATTGAGCGCAAGTTCTTTGCGGCCTATGACACTGCCCCGCGTGCAAATGACATCAACGCCCATGCCTCGTGGTGTTCTTACGCTGACCCGGTTGCGCTGGAGGATTTAGATAGTTACCTGCGATTGCGCGGTATCGACCCTGAGAAACTGAACGGCGGTGGCGATTCGTTCATGTGGAATTATCTGGAATACTGCAATCCAGAGAATGAGGGTTTGCTGGAGTTTGCCCATAAATATTACTGGCATGACCATAAGAAAGTTTATGACGTAGTAAACCCGTATATGGGGCGGGCGCAGCAAATTCAGGAAGCCGCACAAAATGACGAAGGTGTGTACGCGCTACTTGAGAAAATGAGTGACGCTCTGGGTGTGCAGATACAATCAAGTCTATGGACATTGGATAAAGATGGCCTTCAGGAGGTTGATTACTTCATTGAGAATATACGCGAGCGCACTGGAATGAATATCCAGAAGCTTGAGCGCTCTGAACGTGAGACTAAATTCTACCAACAAGCAGAAATCATCCGGGGCACTGTAGTTAAAAAGGCACCGTCATTCTGCCAGAAAGGGCACGCGCTTTCATTTATTGCTGGCTTCTATGACGAAACTTTGGGTTATCACTACGGCTTAATGCGTAGCGCTGCACAGGCGCAAATAATGCAGGATGAGGCTATGACAGCCTTCCACAATTACGCAATGCGCGCAGAAGTGGGTGGCACGGTTGCGGTAGCTGGCGGCGGAGATGGTATAGAGCAATTAGTTGACCAGTTGCGTCGTAAGCGTAGCGTTGTTTCTGCGCCGGAAAATGGCTCTGTGAACTCCATTGGCTTACCAGACACCACGCAGGCATTTGTTTCTCTGATTGCTGAGTATAAAGAGGCCATCCCGACATTGTTAGGCGTGCCGCCTGAAATTCTAGCCACACTATCTACAAAAGATACTGGCGAGGGTTTAGTACGTGCGATGGTTGAGCGGATGAATGTTGCACTGCTTTACGTGATGAACAGCAGCAACAGCCAGTTACGCCAGCAGGCTTATATCTCGTTAGACCTTGCTCGTAAAATGGTTGACACGGGCGATACAAGGCTAATCCGCGCCATCACCCCGCACCATTCAGAGGAAGACTATATCAAGTTCACGAAAGAAAACTTCGCCCGTAGTTACACGGCTGTCTTGCGCGAGCGCCCCGCGACAGAGGATGCCAAGAAGCGTGATTTCCGTCTGCTTATTGAGGGTGCGGCACTGTTGCCAGAACAGGAGCGCGCGGCATTAACGCCTATCATTGTTGAGAATATGCCGATTAGCTTCGAGATGAAGCGTGACGCAAAAGAGGCGCTAGCCCCCAAAGCTCCGCCACCACCAGACCCAGTAGAGCAACAGCTTGCAATGCGTGAGCGCGTGGCCAGCATCTCTATGATTGAGGCGCAGGCCGCACAATTGCAGGGCGAGGCAAATGTGAGTGAGCGCGAAGCAATTATCCGCATCGAGAAAGCGCTGAGCGAGATTCGTAAAAATATGGCACAATCTGCTGAATATCAGGCTGATGCAGCAAAGAAAATGGCGGAAACTGAGAAGGTTGACGTTGAAACTGTTAACGCTATGATGAAGCCAGTCGAAAATATAATGCAACAATAAGGAATCCACCATGACCGAATCCGCAGAAAAGCAGCCAGAGGCTGAACAAACCGTTGAAGAGCAGACAGAGGAAGCAATCACCAATGAGTTTTTCGATGAACCCTTAAACCTTGAAACGCCCGAATCTGAAGAAAAGCCAGCTACAGAAGTTGAGGAAGGTGACGAGCCTGACGAAGAGGAGGAAGAGTCCGAAGGTGAAGAATCTGAGGAGCTAAAGCCAGAAGAGGAAGAAAAGCCCAAAAAGCGTGAGCCTCGCTGGAAACGTGAAGCAGAGCGCGCAAGGCGTGAAGAGGCTGCGCGGGTTGAGACAGAGCGCCAGCTTGCCGCGCTGCAGGAGCAAAATAAAAATTTAGAGGATTTACTTAAGAACAAACTATCCGGCAAAAGCGAAGAGGATGTTACTGAAGAGCAAAAGGATGCCTTCTTAAAGCAGAATGGCTTTAACCCTGACGATATTGTCGATAAAGACACAGTCATCCAGATTCTACAGAATTCAGGAAAGACTATGCAATCGGTTGACGCCTTGCGCGGGCAGATGATGGCCAATACCATTCAATCATCTATTGTAGCCGCCAAGCAAACAACCCCTGACATTCAAGATGCAATGAAACACTTTGCTAGCGTGAAGTCACAAGAGTACAAACTTCTAGCCAATCAATCGGGCGAGAAACTGAGCGATGAAGATGCGGCACAGCGGGCTATATCGGCGGCCAGTGCGTTGATGATTTCCGCTGCTGAAACAGGTCAAGACCCTGCGGCTGCTGTCTATGAGTATGCCAAGGCTATGGGGTACAAGCCTAAGAAAGACTTGCCAAAGCAGGATGATATTGATATTAATAAACTGCAGGAGCTGCGAGACACTGCGGGCAAACCGTCTTACAACGTAGCACCTGTTGGTTCTAAGGGGCCAAACAATTTCGAGGCCACGGCCAAAAAGCGTGGATATGACCCTAGCGAGATGTTTGACCTCTAATACGCTTCACAGTGCGGGATAAACTGTCATAATTTACGCGATTCGCGGCGGGATAACGGCGGATTACCGGTGATATTTTAGCCGATTGAGCTGGTACGCGACCCACGGATGGGGATTTAGGCTGAGTATTTAACCTAATAACCTATTACTATGGAGTAATATTATGACAGTAGCAGCAATCGGCTCGCTTGCGTCTTCGCAAACGGGTTTTGTGCTACCACAGGCCAGTAGTGACTTATCTACTGATATGACTCATGCGAATGAGATTCTGGTAGCAATGAAAAACGAGGGTATTGTCAATATAGAGCGCAAACTGGAAACAGTTTCTGGCGCTGGTGTTGAAGTCAATATCCGTAATCTTTATCGTCCGGGCGGCTTGCCTAATCTAGGTGATGGCGACCCTTATGAAAACGCTGACGTTCCTAAATACGGGAACCGCTCGCTGAATATCAATAAGTTCTGGAAAAGCTTTGAGTTTGACCGTCCTACTTCATTCAGCCAGCAAATGACCAGCATTGACCTGCAAAAGTTCCACCCAGAAAACTACAAGAACTACTTCGCTGACTTGTTCTTGAAGGGATTGATGACTCAGGGCGGTTCGGCAACGAACTTGAGCTTAAGCTCTCCTGACCTTGACCTTTCTGGTATCACGGGAACTGACCGCACTAAATTGACAATGGGTAATGCAGCCATCGCGCCATCTGGTGAATATCATCAGGTTGCCGGTGAGCTTGTGGCATCAAAAACGCCACAGACATTGACATCATCTGACACTTTGACGGTTGGCATGTTGATGAAAGCTGCCACAGAAATTGGCAAGACTCGCGCTAATCTGACGCGCTGGAACATTAAGAGTGTTAACGAGCTAGGTTGTGTGTTTATTGCACAGTCTGATTTGTTCAACCTGATGAACCAAAGCGTGTCTATCGGCAACAACTATGTGTTTGGTGATGTGTACCAACGCCAGATTCAGGCAAAAGATGCCAAAGAGATTGGCGGTATCATCCACTCATTCACCATGCCGGGCATTCCGTTCAAGTTCTGGGTTCTGCCGGATAGCTACTTTGAGGCCGCAGTTTCTACTGCTGATTCCTCTTCTGTTGCTAATACGCGCCGCTTGTTCATCCTTGGCCGTAACGCGCTTGATGTTGCCTTCGGACGCATCAACGCGGGTAAAGATGTATCCTCTCCGTTTGTTGTTAAAGTTGACAACAACTGGAAGCCTCTGGGCGTTAAATCGTTCGGTCTGGCGCAGGGTGCTTTTGGTGGCAAGAAAGCGCAAATTCCAAACAAGTCAACGGGTACTGCCACTGATTGGGCAACCTACACCATTGACGTACACACAGGAGCATAAGAGATGACTGATTTTACTGGTACTCTTGTAGTAGAGCCGCGCATTGGTGACCTTGACAAGGTCTGCCATACAAAGGTTCTATTCACACTAACCGAAGCATTAGCGACAACTAATAGCTATACCTTCACTCCTTTTATTGATGGCTATTATTCCGTTGTAGAAGATGTGCAGCTATATGGTGTTAACGCTGATACTAATGCAACCCCAACCGGCACGTACACGCTTGGCACGACAGATGATAAGGACGGGCTTTTGACTACTAAAGCCATGTCCGTAGCACTGCAGAACAGCCTTGCGTCTCAAGTGAATTATTTTGGTGATGGCGACCTGATTAAAAACCAGACCGTTATTACAGGTGACACGCTTGAGCTTGATGTAACTGCCAATCCTGCCACTGGCGCAACCGCTGGTGACATTTGGATTGACCTTTACTTCCGCTTGGTTTCCAAGAATTACTCGTAAAGGGTAATTCATGACAACCCTGCTGGATGTTCGTAATGCGGTTAAACGTAAGCTGGTTCTAAACGACACAGTTTATGACACTGATATTGACGATTGCATTCGGCAAGTTCTCCGCTCTCGAAATCAGGATAAGCTCTGGTTTCTTGAGCGCGTAGGGACGCTGACGTTGGAGCTGGATTCCTCTAGCGTCAGCTTTCCTGCATCTTATGGAGACATTGAGCGAATTGACCTAATCCGCTCCGGCCAGCGTTCTGAGCTTGCCAATATCCCTTATAAAAAATTAGAAGCGCGGTATTACTTGGAAGACCCGATTACGTCTGGTGTTCCGGAGGCTTATTCTAAAGTCAATCGCACACTGTATTTTTCACACACGGCAGACCAAGTTTACACGCTGCCAACCACTTATTACATTCGCGACGAAACCCTGCCGACACTTGATACGGATACAAGCGTATGGTTTGGCGATGACGGGTTTGACCTTGTGCGCGCACAAGCAACCTACTTCATGCGCGTTGGCCCAATGGAGCAGGAGAGCGCAAGCCTGAATGAAGTAACCATTGCGACACAAATATTAAACGAAAAGCACCGACAATTTAGGACGTATTAACCATGACGACTAACCTGCCATTTTCAACCCCCGCCATTCCGACGCCTAAAGACCCGGCGTTTAAAGATAACTATGCCGATAGCCTTATTAATGGCATTCTGGCTGCTCAGGATGGCGTAGAGCGTATGTTTGGAACGTGGACTATCATTGCGCCGGAAGATGGTGTTGCTTACCCGCTAATCATGGCAACGCGCTTTCCATTTGATATTGAGCGTGCATATTATAAGACCAACGCTGGAACAGCCACGGCGGATATTAAAATAAACACCACAAGCGTGACCAGCCTAGATGCGCTGTCTGTTACATCAACTGAGCAAAACACTAACGCAACGGGCGCTAATTCTGCGGCGCAAGGCGATGACGTGACGGTGACGTTTTCAAGTATTAGCGGAACGGTAGAACGCATTACAATCACACTTTACGCAAACCGGACGGGATTAGGCGAGGACATTTAATGTTAATGGGATTAGGTGGCGGTATTATCACAGGCGGTGGTGGTTTTGATATTGCCAACGCCTCCTATGATAGCATTAACCTTGATGTGTCAAGTCAGGCGACCCAGCCTAGTGATATATTCTTTGGCGACTCAGGCTCCAAGTTTTATGTTCCCGATAACGCCACAGGTAAGGTTTACCAGTTTAACCTATCGACATCATGGCTTTTAACGGGTGGCGGCTATGCCAGCAAGAGCTTTGATTTTACTGGCCAGCTTGCTTTTTGTAGCGGAATATTCTTTAAATCTGATGGCACTAAGATGTATCTTTTGGGTGGCTCAGCATCAACACAACGCGATAAAATATATCAATATAGCCTATCAACGCCGTGGGATACGGACACGCTATCGTATGATTCTGTAACTATTACCCTTAGCCCCGGCGCGGATTGCGGCTCAATGGCATTCTCAACCGATGGAACCGGACTCTATGTGGCTGATAATTTCACAAACCGGGTTTATCAATATGTCTTATCTAGTGGATGGGTTTTGAGTACAGCCAGCTACGCGAGCAAAAGCCTGTACATATTCGGGCAAGAAAGTGTGCCGGAGGCTTTGGCTTTCAATCCTAACGGCACAAAGATGTATATTGGTGGCCAGACAAATGACACCATTTATCAATATAGCCTTGGCACTGCATGGGAAGTCCAGACAGGCTCTTATGACAGTGTGAGTGTTGATGTATCGGCTCAGGCAGACCCACCAACGGGATTGGCTTTCCGCGCTAGTGGCGGGCGCATGTTTACCATTAGCAATAACCAAGATTATGTAGCGCAGTTTAGTTTGTAATGCCGATAGCAGATTTTAGATATATACCGGGCACGATAAAAAACCCGCAGAATACCAAAAGCAGCCAAGCGGCTTTTGAGGAGACTTCGCTTGTAAATTTCCCCGATGGGAAGCTCACACCGCTGCCTAACTTTTTCAGCACAACATTCTTGACGGTTGCTGGTGATTTGGAGGGGATATGCCGCGCACAATGGGCAGCACGCAAGCGCGGCGGTGATTCCGACTCCGGCGCTTACTATTATTTCGGCACGCATAGCCATTTTTATTCACTATTCCGTGGTGATTTATACAATATCACACCATTAGAGGGGCAAAAGTCTGAACTACTTGGCAGCGACCCGCTGTCGTTTGCTAGCACAGATGCGACCATGACCGTTACATGGACGGCGCACGGGCTGTCGGTTGGTGATTATGTGGTGCTTTCCGGCGCGACGGATGCGGCCTCTGTCGTGGCGGCAACCTATATCAATATCGGTCATGTCGTGGATACTGTACCAACGGCTGATACTTTCACGGTAGAGTTAGGCACCACGGCGGGAAGCACCGCTACAGGCGGCGGCGATGCGGTAATAGCTTCGTCTATTGCGCTAGATGACACATTAGGAACTGACCCGCTATCGGTTACGGATACCGAAACGGCGGTTGTGGTAACTTACACCGACCACGGTTTTACTGTAGGTGACAGGTTCATGTTACAAGGTGCTACGGCAACGGGCGGGGTAACGGCGGCAACATTGAATGCTGAGCATATCGTGACGGTGGTTACGGACGCAAACACGTTTGAATTTGAGGCAACCGCAGCGACCAGCACCACTACAGGCGGCGGGAGTGTGGTTAGAATCTATCGCCAGATTGCGGCTGGTATCGACGTACAGCAATTAAATAGCGGTTGGGGTTATGGAATTTTTGGCCTTGGCATCTTTGGCATTGGCGGCTTCTCTGACACTGAGCAAGCCTATCCACGCATTGCATCCTTTGACAATTTCGGAAACGATATTGTTTTCTGCCCGGGTGATTACAACGAAGGCGACGGGCAAAAGATATATTTTTGGAATCAGGATACCGACATAGCCCCGACCGTGCTCACGAATGCCCCGACTAACTGCAACTGGACGTTTGTATTGAATAACGCTGTAGTGGCTCTCTGTGATTCGCAGGTGAAGGTTTCAGAGATTGGAAACGCGACAGTTTGGAGTGGATTAACGACCTACAGCGTCACGGTTCAACGTACATCCCGCCTATTATCGGGCTTCCCCGTAGGTGAAAAGCAGGCGGTAATCTTTGCGCCTGACCCTTACTTACTGCGCTTTGTAGGGGGTGAGTGGGATTTCGTAGAACTAGGCATTGAGTTTGCTATAGCTGCGCCGAATGCGGCCTGTAAGTACAAAGACGGGCTTTTATGGTATGGTGAGGATGGTAATTTCTATTTCTTTAATGGCTCTAACGTCCAGACTATCAAGAATGAGCAGAATGGCGAGTATATTTGGGAAAATATAAACCGTAACGCTATCTGGACTACGTTTATGATGGCCGACCAGAAGCATTCACAGGCATATTTATACTTTCCTACCGGCTCAAGTGACAACCCTAACGAATATGTGATATTTAACTCTGGCGCAGGAGATATTCCATCCAGTTTCACGCTTGGCGAGCAAGATAGGACATCCTGTCAAAAACCAGCCATCATTGATACACAGTTTTACATGATGAATCAGTCGGATGCCTATTCTCATTTTCAGTCCGGCACGTCTGAATTTGCATGGTCGGCCAAAAGTGCTTATTTCTACATTAACGGCGTGAATCGGTTTAAACTGACTTCTATTATGCCTGATATGTATCGCAGCGGCTCGGTTAATATTCAGATATACTCAAAAGAAACCCCGCAAGGAACAGAGGTAAGTAACGGAACTTACACCTTGACAACAGCGGATGGCTATAAAACCGTGCGCGGGGCGGGTAAGTTGATGGCCTTAGAGTTCTCTGGTAGCTCAGATGTGACACTTCAGGGCGCAAAGCTTGACTTTAGGGCAATGGGGGGTGGTTTAAGATGACAATGAATCTATTCGGCAATGACGCTACTGTGCAGACTATTATAGCTGAGCGCCGCAATGACGTGGCAACAGTTGATAAATTACAACAGAATAAACAAAACGGGCGCGAGCGTACCGGATTAAGAGCAGTTCCATCTGCGGGCGACCCGCTATCAGAGGGTGACAAAGTGGGTGATTTCGTTTATAGTTCCGGGTATATATATCTGGCCTTCACGAATGAATCCAACGTGAAACAATGGGGACGCATAGCAATTACAGTTTCGTAGGATTCAATTATGGCTGAAGAAAAAGAACAATCCACATTAGGCAAGGTTGCAGGCGTAGCAGGGAATTTGCTTGACACCTACTCGCAGGCAATGGCCGGTGATACAGTAACGACACCCGGAAGGTCTGGATTTAACGCGCTGCCGGGGCAGGTTCAGGACTTCTTACTAAAAGAAATGTTTCCCGATATTGTGGCGCAATACAACATGCCACGACCTAAGCCTATCATGCGCGAATATACCGAGGCGGAAGCATTGGAGCCTATTTTCGGCTCTCAAGCGCGTTTAGGTATGCAAAGAGCTATGACACCGCCATTTACACCAGAAATGCAGCGCAAAGACGTGGTTATTGATAATTACGGCAATGATGTAACCAGCTCACTCCCCGGCTATAATGCTGAAACCGATTCATATATGACGCCATTTGGTCAAGTAATCCAAGGTGAAGCGGGGAAACGTGCGGCTGAAGCGGCTGGTATTGGTGCGGATATAAAAGATATGTTTAGTAGGGCTGGCCGCAGAATGCAGGGCAGCGAATGGCTTACACCGGCTATGATGACAGAATCTGGCCGCGTTAACCCGTACACGGGGCGTAAGTTCGATAGACAGGCAGCGTTGGATGCGATTTCTACAGGCGACTTTAGCTCGCTATACCAACAAGGCGGCAATGCCATCTACGACCCTACACGCTCACTAATGCAAAAGCTTATCCCTATGGCGGCCTTAGCGGCGATTGGCGCTCCTATAGCGGGTGCGGTAGCACCAGCGGTTAGCGGATTGACAGGCTCAACCCTTGCAGGCAATATCGCGGGCAAGGCCGCATCAAGTCTTATCGGAAGGGCGGGGCAATAATGGCAGTTACACCGGAACAAGCCAATCAATTCTTGCAGAGTTTTAATATTCCGCTAGGCGGCACGGAAGCACAAAGCATGGCGGCTATCAATGCAAACCCACAGGCAGCAGAGGCATGGGGAAAGCTAGTGTCAACCCCGCAGCCACAAGTGCTATATGCGCCTAATAATCCGGCGCAGCCATCTACATCCGGCGTTATGCCGATGGGTATTGAACCGTTACATCAGTTTGAAAAGACCGCACTAACACAAATGGGCAGCGGTCAAGGCGCTGGCGACCCTGCCATGCAGCAGGTTATGTCTTATTTGCAGAATCTGATGGGTAATCCAGCCGCAGCACAAGCGTATATTTCGCCTGAAGCTAAGGCCATGATGCAGCGCACTGGCCAATATTATGATAAAGCAGCCACGGCTTATGATGCAGGGCAAGCACCTATCACTGGTCAGGATATTATGGCGAAATATAATCCTTATGAAGAGGATGTCATAAAATACGCTGGCGAGAAAGCCAAGGCGGCTATTCTATCTAATGTAGGGCAACGTGGGGCGGCTTCGTTTGGCGATACGGCAACTGGCGTTCGTATGTCTGAGCTTGACCGCATCCCGTTTGAATTTCGTTACAAGGGCTATAATGACGCAGCGACACGAGCTGAACAGGAAAGACAACGCAACTTCCAAGCGGGCGCTGGCTTTAGCGGTTTGGGAAGCGGCGCGACTTCCGCAGCCACGGGTGCCCAGAGTATTTATGGAACTGGATTTAACAACGCCTTAGCAATTCCTAACGCCCTAACCACAGCGGGCGCTAATTTAACCACGGCGCAGAATCTCGCAACCGATAGACAATTACAGGCGGGCGGTGCTGTTCGTGGATACAACCAAACGGTTAACGACATTATTCAAAATGAGCTATTGCAAGACCAGCTATACCCTCGCCAGAATATTGCGGCAACGCAGCAGCTATTAGGCCCATATGCTAGTACGGTTCAGCAAAGCACGCAACCCAGCAGCGCAGGTCAAGCGGCTGGCTGGGCGGGCGTGGCTAGTGGATTGGTAAAAGATGTAGTCGGGAGCTTCTTATAATGGCTGACATTTTAGACAAATTACTTGAAAGCACTAACCGCATGGCAAGCAACCCGGCATTAGCCCGTAGCATTGCTAGCGCCTTCGGTTCCAGCCCGCAACAGGGGCAAGTAGCCTATCAACGCGCTGGCGAGCGTCAGGCGATGGACTTAATGGAATCAGGCAATTTAGATGATGACACTATTTTACAGATTGCGCGTGTGAATCCCGAATTAGCACAAATTGCCATACAGCGCAGACAAGAGCAGAAGATGGCTTCGCAGCAGGCAATGCTGCCCGAATTAATTAAACAGGTTGATATAACCAATCCAACGGCCAGCCTTGGAATGCTTATGGAATCAGGTATTCCGCTGGAAACAGCGCAGGAAGTTATCGCAATCGCACAAAAACAGGCTCAACAGCAAAGCCTAGACACGCAGCGTCAGAGCATCCAAGGATTGCTTGGCGGCATGGGCGGTATGGGGGGTGACGTAGACCCGGAAAATGTAAGTGATGCAGCCATTCTGGCCATGATGGGCAACCCCGAAACCCAAAAACAAGGCGAGATGCTTTACCAGATAAAGCAGAAACGCAAGGAAGAGAGCGCAAAACAGGCGGAAGCGGAAGAGGGCAGGGCGCGCGGCGATAAGTTAAGAAATCAAGCTATCACAAAAGTCAAAGAAGCTATTGACATTATGGATAAGGACGTGCTGGACAGTGCAACTGGTATGCTGTCAGACACCATTGCGTCTGTTAAGAGCAGCAGCGATGCCGCAAAACTTAGAAGCGCCGTAAAAACTATTCAGGCAAATTTAAGCATTGATTCTCTTATCGAAGCCAAAAAGCAGGGAGCAACCTTCGGCGCTTTAAGCGATACGGAGTTAGGCTTGCTGGGCGCGATGGTGGCAGACCTAGACCCCAGTCTTGGCGAGGATGTGTTGCGGCAGAACCTAATGCAAATTCAAGGCTTCCTTGATAGGGCGGGAGATGTCTCCGACGCGCAATCGTCTTATGCAGAAGGGCAAACGGCTACTAACCCGCAGACAGGCGAAAAGCTAGTCCTTCGCAATGGAAAATGGGAGCCTATGTAATGCCCCAACTTCCTGAAGGATTTGTCTTAGATGCACCTCAAAGCGATGACATTCGGCTGCCGAAAACGGGCGGCGATACATTTTTAGGTGACGTGGCATTGGGAGCCAAAAAACGGGCGGCAGGCATAGGAGAGCTTGGGTTAAAGCTCGCAGAAGGCTTCGGTGTGGAGGGCTTGGAGCCTTATAGGGAAGATTTAGCGGCAATTCAGAGAGAATACCAGCGACAGGGTGAGGGAACAGGAGTTAGTGGCGTTGTGGCAGAGGCGCTAGGCGACCCACTAAGCTATTTACCTATTGCGGGAGGCTCGCAGAATCTATTGAAGGGTGTCGCTGCCACGGGCGCGTTGTCCGGTGTTACTCGCGGAACAGGGGAAATCGAGGGCGATTTAACAGAGAATATTAAGCAGGCGGGGTTGGAGGGCATCATGTCGCTTGCCACGGGCGCGCTTGCTCAAAAGATTATGAAGCCTGTGTCAGAAGGCGTATCAAAGAACGCTAAAGAACTGCAAGAATTAGGGGTTGACCTTACGCCAGCACAGAAAACGGGCAATCGGGCGCTGGAAATGGTTGAGGCTGGTTTCGAGAATCTTCCGTTTACCGCTGGTAAACAAAGAAAGATTATTGAGAGGCAGCTAGGCCAATTCACCGAACAAGCCCTAAAGAAGGCCGGAATAAAGGGAACCCGCGCTACACCGGAAGTGCTGCAATCGGGGAGCGAGCGCTTCGGAAAGATATTTAGCAACCTGACCAAAAAAACAGGGGTTAGGGTGGACGATGAATTGCTGGAAAGCATGTCTGAAATCGCGCACGAATCAACCAAGCGTTATGGAAAAGACGGCTCCCGCGTCATCATGAGCTATATTGATGACATTTTAGAAGGCGGTGGAAAGATTGATGGAAAAACATACCAGAACACCCGCAGCGCGCTATCGAATATCGCATACAAGGATACAGACCCGCTAAAGGCAATGCTAGCCCGTGATTTAAAAATTGCCTTGGATGACGCGGCAGAAAGAGCAATCCCCAAAAGCATGGCAAAAACGTGGAATAAGGTGCGCGAAAAATATGCATCCTTTAAAACCATAGAAAAGGCAATG